CAACGCTGCGGTGAGGGTGAGTGTCGGGTTTCCGGCAACGGCATCGCCATTCGAGACAGAAAGCCCGGTGCCGCTGACAGCAATGGATCGTGCCGCCACCGTGGCGGCAGCGGTGCGTGCGACAATACCGTTGGTGGCAAGGTTATGAAGCGCCAGGGCCTGCCCCGTCAGCCCAACCGTATCGGCCGCCACCGCAATGCCGGTGCCTGCGCCCACATCCAGCGTGTTGCCGGATTTGGTCAGACCCGCGCCTGCGAGGATTTGTCCCGCCCCCGTGAACTGCACGAAGGCAACAGCCGTGGTGCCAAGCGCGCCGCCGGGATCCACCGTGGCGAGATAGCCCATATCGGCATTGACCGTGCCGCTTTCCACAAAGACATAGGCTGAGACCAACTCGCCCCAGGTATCTGCATCTGGAGAGCGCGCCCAAGCCCCGGCCGCAACGACATAGATGCCGTTTTGGCCGGCGGTCGTCTGATCCTTCACGAGCACCCTGTCGCCTGCGACAAGCGCAACCCCGTCAAGCGTCATTGGGCCAGACAGGGTGGCGATATTCGCCGTGCTGGCCGCCCGCACCGATTGCTTGGGCTCAAGCCCCTGCACCGTAAGGTCCACATAGGCCTTGGTCACGGCATCCTGCGCGCCTTGCGGATCGCCGAGCCCTGTCAGACGAAAGCCGCCGAGGGCGATATCCGCGGCGGGCGCGGTAAGCTGATCGAGCCGGGTCGCCCTTACGAAGGCCGTCGTTGCGATCTGCGTCGTGTTCGTGCCGTTTGCCGGTGTCGGCGCGGTGGGCGTGCCTGTCAGCGCGGGAGAGGCCAGCGGCGCGCGTGAAGTGTCTGTTGGATGGACATGATCTGCGCGGGCAAAGCGCGTGGCTGTGCCGATTGCAGCCGTGCCGTCCATTCCTGGAGCGGTCGCAGCAGCTTGGCCGAGCACAAAGGCGGTCGTCGCAAGCTGGGTGGTGTTGGTGTCGGTTGTCGCCGTGGGAGCCGTCGGCGTGCCGGTCAGGCCGGGCGATGCCAGCGGTGCTTTCGCATCGAGCGCCGATTGCAGCCCCGTCACATCGCTGACCACATGGGAATGCGCGAGCGCGGCCTTCGTGGCCAGTCCCGCATCGAGTTGCGATTTGCGCACGAGGTCTGTCGCCGCACTCGCGTCCTCGGAGGACTTCGGGACGGTGGCGAAGGTCTTGACCCCGGCAATGCTTTGCGAAGCCGTGAGATCGACAAAGGCGCCTTTGCCCGCAAGAGGGATAACCGAGGTCGCATTGCCCGTCCCATCATCGCCCTTGCCGACATAGAGCGTGTCATCAACCTCGTTATGGGCAATCTCGCCGGATTTGAGCGCAGTTGGCGCACCGGCCATGCCGGAGACACGGCGTTTGAGTTGGATCGAATTTGCCATCAGAAGAAGCCTCCGTTGATGGGAGCGTCGGTCGGAAGAATGGTGATGCCAGGTGTGCCCTGATCGCCCTTGTCGCCTTGCAGACCCGTTCGCCCCTGAGGCCCGGGCTGACCAAGAAGCCGCACAGCCACCGGACCCGCCAGAACGCGAAGCCGGATCGGTTCGTTGGATCTCAAATGCAGGCGGATCGGCCCGGTCAGGGGTCGAAGTTCAAGTGCTGCCACCATGGCTCAGAGACCCCCAGAACCAGGGAGCCTCGTCACCGGCAGGACCACAGGGATTTCCAGAACGAAGCCGAGGTGCTGGTCGGGTGTCAGATCGGTGCGGACGAGATCCAGAACAATACCGCCGGGCCCGAGGCTGGCTGTCACGTCAGGGGCAAGAACGATTTCCAGCGTGCGCACATCCACGCGCAGCACGCTGCCCGCCGCACTGGACAGTTCTGCCACCACCGTCGCGGTGCTGATCGCGCTGCGCACTTGGCCCACAAAGCTGGCCCCCTCGGGGAAGAGATCGGCCTCGGCCTGCAACTGCAGCCGGTATTCATAACCGATCAGGATCACCGGACCTTCTTGAAGTGACGTGGTCATGCATGCCTCCACGGACCATTCGAGCGGCCGGGTCAGAACGAGTTCGATTGAGAATTCAGCCCATTTCGCCTAAAGGATGCGCGGCCACGGGAGGGACGCATCATGGATCAGGACGACGAACGGCTCGACCGTCTGGAAGAACTCTTGCAGGCGCTGCCCGTCGAGAACGAACCGATGACAGTGAGCGAGCTCGATGGTTTTATGACGGGACTTCTGGCCTGTCCCGAGATGATCCCGCCTTCGGACTGGCTCTCACAGGTCTGGGGCGTCACGGGGGACGCACAATTCCCCGACCTCGCCACGGCCCAAGAGACGATCGGGGCGGTGATGGCCCATTACAACGATGTCGCTGCCCGGATCACGCAATCGCTCTGGGTCGAACCGATCTACGAGATCGATACGAACAGCGACGAGACCCTCTGGGAGCCTTGGGTTGACGGCTTCACACGCGCCATGGCTTTGCGGCCCAAGGCCTGGGAAGAGCTGCTGGACCGGGCCGACAACGAGGCCCGCGAGACCATGATATTCATCATGGCGCTGCAGGACATCTACATCGGGAACAGCAAGTTCAGCGATGAAGAGATCGACCAGATCGATGAAGAGGCCCCCGATTTGATCCCGAACTGCGTGGCGACGATCCTGCACCAGTCACGCCCCGAACTGGCCCGCGCGATGCCTGCCAATCTCCCCGGCCAGCCGTTCAAATCGGAGCCCAAGACAGGTCGCAACGATCATTGCCCCTGCGGCTCGGGTCGCAAATACAAGCAGTGCTGCGGCAAGAACTGATCGGTGAGGTAGATTTTCACGGGCGCCAGCCGCAGAGTTCTGCGCCTGTCTCGTTGTGCGCAAGGATCTGGCGCGCGGTCCCACTGCTCAACTGATCCGCCCGCGACGGCCGGATCGGCTCTGCCCAGTCACAGCCCGAGCGCAAACCGGGATCAGTCGCGCATCCAGCGATCAAGACGGAGATCACGCTCAGCCTCAGGCAAAGTCTCGATCTCATGGTGAACCTCGCGGGATGTGCGCAGCGCGCGAATGCGGGCCTCGGCCGCGCGAATGGCAAACTCTGCCTCGGCTGCTTGCCGCCCCTGGCGTGTGGCGATGCGCAGGGCAGAGACCAGGATCAGGATGAGGGCGGCCCACAGCGCAACGCGCTGGCCAAAAGCGGTGACGAGCCGCCTGACGATTGCGATCATGGTGTCCGCCCCGTCCGATGATCCTCGATCCGGGCCGCGCGGGCTTTCCATGCCAGCACGATGACCGCAAGGAAGATTGCTGCCCCGAGTACGGGCATGATGACCGGGGCGTGGCTTCCGAGCCCCACGACGTCGAAGAGGCGCGTCACCAGATCACGTCCTTCCTCGGCCTGACCAACCAGCGGTGCGACGTCGCTGATCGCTATGCCGGCATAGCCCACAGCCCCAAGCGCGATCTGGGCGTTTGACGCGGCCAAGATGCGCGAGCTCTCCGGCCCGCCCGTCGCACGCTCAATCGCCACCGTCCTCGGACGCGCCGTGGTCAGGGCGTCGATCAGCGCCACATCGATGATCGGCACGAGGGCAAGATCGTTGTCCTGCCGAAAGGCCAGGATGGCGGCGCGGGTGCGCGGCCCGATCTTTCCATCGATTTGACCCACCTCGTGATAGCCGAGGTCCTTCAGCCGTCGCTGTACCCCCTTTACGGACATCGTCACGACAGGCGCGACATTGCCTGCGCGCCGTATCCCGAGGAGCTTTGCGACTGGATAGCGCTTCACATTGACGGCGTCGTCCTGATTGCCGCCGAGGCCCCAGACCCATTGTCCCTCGATCCGATCGATGAAGAAGACATGGCCCTGCCAGCGGGAACTGCCGCGGGGGATCACGCCGATATCCCCTTGCTGGGCCTCCGCCACCTCCACCGGCACGCCCCAGTCGAGATAAGACCGCGCGGTCAGCTTGCGGGTCGAGCGGATCCCGGCTCGCTCGAGGCAATGCCCGACAAACGCCGCGCACCAGGCCACAGAGTCATGTTCTACCCAATCGTGGCCGACGGAGGCATACATCTCCATGATGACGGGATTGTCGGCGGGGCCCGGCCCCTCGGTCGTGCCGATATAGCTGCGGGCGATGTCGAATGGCGTCATGGTCTTCTCCCATGCAAAGGAAAACGCCGCCCCGGATGGGACGGCGTGCAGGATTTCTGTGAGTGGTGGACGGGTTATTTCTTGCGGCAGAGCCAGGCCGCGAGCAGAGCCTCTGCCCCACGCGGGCCCAGGTAGGCAAGCGTTGCTACAAACCCTGTCGAGACGGGCTGCGAGAGGCCGATGTAACGCGCCGCCGCCTCCCCGATTAACGCCATGCCGACGGCGACGGGGATTTCCCAAAGGAGCTCCTTGCCGAAGAAGCGGCGGTTGCCGAGCTTCACCTCACCCGAATGCCACATAAGCCGTCCCGTAAAGGCGCCGATCAGTGTGGTCACTGCGCCTCCGAAGAACGAGTTGATCATGTCGATGAACCCACCATCATTCATGGGCGTGCCTCCTCGAGCGCCGCCACCCGGGCGGTGAGTTCCTTGACGGCCTCGATTAGAAGGCCAGTGATATTGCCGTAAGCGACAGAAAGCTGACCCGCCTCGTTCCCCCGCACCACTTCGGGCAGCACGGCCTCGACCTCTTGCGCGATGACGCCAATCTGGCGGCTGCCATCCATCGTGAAGCGCACGCCGCGCAAGGCCGAGACCAGGGCCAACGCATCGGCGATGGTCTCGACCTCGGATTTGAGCCGCGCGTCTGAGGAGGACACAAAGTTCGGGGCGGTCACGACACCCGTGAAGGTCGCGCCGGAGAGCGCCGCTTTTGCCGCGATCGCCGCGTCGTAGTCGGCTGCGGATTTCGTGGCCATTGTGCCGAGGCCAAGGTTCGTGCGCGCCATGGCCGTGTTTGCAAGCCCCGCTAGATTACCTGCCGCATCGAGAAGCGCGTCCCAGCCCGTGTTCGTGGCATTCCGGCGGCGCAGAACTGGCGGAGAGACCGAGGTATCGACCCAGAGCATGCCCGCCGTCGTCGCTGTTGGCGCCGAGGCCCCGGCACTCGTCGACTGCAGCGCCGAAATCACCTCATTGATCCGCGCCCGAACAGCCGCGCCCGCATCGTTCGCGATCACAAAACTCGATGTCTGCGCCATCAAACGACCTCATCGGCATAGAGCCGCAATTGACTGACGATGGGCGTGTAGGACGCATCTTTCGTCGTGAGAAACGCCCGCGCCTCCACCGCGCGGGCCTCGATTTCGTGGTTGTCGAGACGGCCCCAGGGACCCCAGTTCGGCGAGGCGGCCGGATCGTCATCGGTCTCGCGGATCTCGAAGAGCACATCGATTTCCGCACCGGCCGACCCATCGAAATCGGCCCAGCTGTCCATCAGCGTGGTTCTGGAATCGATCCGGTCATTCAGTGCGAGCGCGGCAACGCCGATTTCGGATCGGAGGCGGACACGTTTCACCGCGCCGAGATCAAGCCCGGCGGCGAAGCCATATTGCCCCTCCATCGTACTGACCTGCGTCACGCCGTTCGCGGTCGCCGTGGCCAGCGTCAGGTTCGAACCCGTGACCTGCAGCCCGGATTTCGGGCCGAAGAAGCCGGGATCGGCCTGAAGGAAGTCCAAGGTCGAGAAGGCCAGCACCTGCGCGCCCTTGGTCGAGACCCGGGTCTCAGGCCCGGAACGGCCGCCGCTGTCCTCAGCCCTCACGAGATAAGTGCCGGGTTTCAAAGGCACAACGGCGATGGCTTCGCCGCCGGAAACCCGGTCCATCGAATAGCTGTCGGCCCAGGTGGCCGTCGCTTCCTTGGAATGCCGGATCACGATGTTGCCACCGACCCGCACATCGGGATCAACTGAGCGGGTCCATTTCAGGATCGCAAGGCCACCAGCCGTTTGCAGCGTCACGTTCTCGAGCTGCGCCGGAGGGGCGGTGAGCCCGAGGATTTCAACGGTGCTCGTCTGCCAACTTGACGAAACGCCCAGAACCGAGATCGCCTTCACGCGGAAGGACCAAGCTCCGGGAGCGATGTCGCGGATTTCAAGCACAGTTCCGTCGGTGCGGCCATAGTCGATCCAGTCCCCGATCCCGCCTTGCCGCGCCTGCAGCTGATACTGCGCCACGAATCCCGACGGCGACGCCTCCCAGGTGATCCGCGCCAGAACCTTCAGCCCGCCCCCGTCCCGCGTGACATAGAGGTCCTCGGTGACCTGCGGTGCGCCGGGTGCTGGGATGTCATAGGCATTGGGCAGGGCTGTTCGCGGAGCGGCAGCATAGATCTGCTGCTCGGACGCTGACCAGTCATAGACGAGGGGCGAGGTCTCGCGCAGGACCAGTTCCGGCAGGAGCAGCGCCCCGTCGCCCGAGGCCGTCAGATCAAGGCTCACCCCGTGCACCTCGAAGGGCTTCGCGGCAAAGCCCCAGCGCGCATAGGACAGAGTCACCACGTCGCCGACGGTGGCCGCCCAGGCCGACAGCTTCCCCGACAGACGCACCGTCATCTGCCGACGCGCGCGCTCGAGCTCAATCTTCGCAAGCCGCTGGGCCATCGAGGCCGAGATCGTGAATGGCAACGAGATGTCGCGCCACTTTTGTTCGCCACCGTCCTCGGCCACATAGACAGCGCTCGAATAGGCCGGGAAGTCATCCGGCTGCCAATCGTTCTCGGGGCTGACGAACTGCCCGCGCACGCCGTTGAAGTTCGAGGACATCGTCACACGCGTCGCCAAGGTCAGCCCGCCTTCGCGGACATGGTCCGAGGTCAGCGCCACATCAGGCGCCCGCCAAGCGCCTGCGTGGATGCGCCAGGACCCGCCCGAGAAGGCGCAGCGGCCGGCGAAGCTCGAAAGCATCCCCTCGATGATCGTCTTCGGGACCTCCGAGAGGGTGATCACCCCGTTACAGGCATAGCGCGGCTCGGATCCACCACTTGCAAGGGGAACGATCTCGTCGCAGATGTTCGCCGCTTCGACGAGGGAAAGCTCATCAATGCCGTCAGACTGGCCGATGCGCGCGCCGATGCCCAAGGTCGGGTTCGCCATGTAATCGGCAAGGCAAAGGGCTGGGTTTTCCGAATAGCCCGCGGTTTGGGTCCGCGGGTCCCAGATGTCGTCCTTGCCCTCGAGATCGACCGTGATGTTCGGGATGCCGCCCGGGAAGGCGTCTTGGTCATAAGTGAGCCGCAGCCGGATTGCGGCACAGCCCCGCAGCCGATGGTTCTCGGTCCACTTGTCGGGCAGCGCGACCTTCAGACCCGCGAAGGCGGTCTGGTTTGCGGCGCCCAGTTTCTTCTCGACGACGACCTTTCCGGCCCAGCGGCCCTGCGCAGTCCCGGCGGCAGTCACCGCCACTTCGCCTTCGAAATAAATCGCGCCGATCGATTTGACCCGATGCGTGGCCAGCACGATCACCAGATCGAGGTATTGGTTCTCTGATCCCGAGGAGTGCAGGAAGACGATGACCCCGCCCTTGCGAGTGCGGCCGTAGACGAGGTCGCGCGGCACGACGGGCTCGCGGATCGTCACTGTTCGCGGCTGCATCGTGGTCTGCGGTTTTGGCATGAGAGCCTGCGCCGCGTAGGACAGCAGAAGCGTCCCGCCAATCCGCAAGAGTGCTGCGCCAATGCCACCTGCAGCCAGTACGCCGCTGATCGCCCCCGCGATCGCGGTGACGGCTGTCACAATGAAGGGCATGGATGTGGTTCCGAGGTCAGATCGGCCAGGAAAGTCGGCAAGAGGTCAGTGGAACGGTCACGAGGCCTTTAGGGGCCATGCCAACTGCTGTGGCCCCATTGCAAATGCCGAAGCCGAGGCCAGTGTCGGCCAGAACGATGTCGCCGCGTTGGGCGAGGAGCACGGCTGGCCTCGGTTCGCCTAAAAGTGCGCGACCCATGTCCTCGAGCGAGGCCCAGCCCAGGCGGCGCATCACACGCTCTCCGCCGAGTGCGGTGGTGTAGCGTCTGCGCCAGAGAACAGCGATATCTGCGCCGCCCGTGAGGATCATACGCGTTTCAAAAGCAAAGGTGGGGCAGTCGTGTACGCCCCAGATGAAAGGCTTTGCCCGTGCGGTATCGATCGCCGCTGCAAGCAGGCGTTCCCAGTTTTCAACGCGGAGGAGCATCATCCACGCCCCCAGGTGATTTCGCGGTCCTGGATCGCGGTCACATATTCGAAGCCGAGATCGCCCGGGAATAAGACCTGCTGGCTTTCATGGGTATAGCGCCACGTTCTTGCGACGGTGAGATCAATGAGCCGGCTTTCATAGCTGATCGTAATCGTGCAGGTATCAACGTCATCCTTGATTTCTGGCACATCGAGCCGCCCGGAGAAGGCCTGAACCGGATCAGCGATGATGCTGCCATTCTCGGCCAGAAGCCCCAGCCATATCCTACCCGGGAGACCCTGACGCGCCTCCTCGATCGCCATTTGCACGAGATCCAGCGGCACGCCCGACAGCGACACCGCCGTTCCACCGGCCACGACTTCGCCGGTCTCATCAATGCCACCGATGCCGAGCAGCGAACCAGCCCCGGCCCAAGTTTGTCCGTTCCAAGTAATAGACCCAAGACCAGACCAAATCCGCACCCAGCCCGTGGCGAACTGCCCTCCGAAGAAGATGACGGGTAGAAGGCTTTGGTCTGCCAGCGCGGTGGCGAAGGCGAGGGTCAAATCACGGCTCATCAGAGCGCCTCGCTGGTTAAAGGGCTTCGCGGGCGGAAATCGTGAAGCGATGCTGATCCGCCCGACCGATGACCGAGGGGACCGGGGCCGTCAGCCGCAACAGGACCGACGGGGCATCAAGGCCGAGGAGCGTGCCGACCGGCACTGACACCCGGAGCGGCGGCACGAAAACGAGCGTCGCCTCGCTGCCTACGGGCGTCACGTCCGCTGTCAGTTGATAGAGCCGCGTGGTTGTATCGCCGCCCAGCTGGAAGAAATCCCCTGCGCGCAGACCAAGTCCCCATCCAGCAGTGCGCAGGGTGGAGGCTCCTGCGACTTGGGCTTCGGTCACATAAGGATTGCCCGCCGCCACCGGCACCTCGATCGAGGGATCGGGGAAGAGGAACCGACCCCGCAATCCGCCAAGCGCGGTGAAGAAGGCCGAAAGCCGCCGGGCCTTGGCCCCTTGGGTTACCGCCATCTCGATCTGGTACTCCCACCACGACGCGCCCCAGTCCTGGATCTGGGACGTGCCGGTGAACGGAGAGCGCGCCTCCGCCACAGACGTGACCAGGCGCCGCTCGAGCGAAGACACGAGCGTCAGCGGCAAGACAGGAATGGCCATGTTTTTAGATCACCTGACCCCGGCGTCGGCCGTCGGCCACGCTTTCCTTTGCGATGCGGGCGATTTCTGGGATGGCAGCCCGCAGCCGCGCATCGATCTGCTCGGCGACCCCCATCTGCGCGCCGCGCGCGTCGATGTTCACGGTCACGCCGGTGCCAGCGCTGACACCACGTCCATACCTAGCCGCCTCACGACGGTTCAGCACCCGTTCTCCGCTCTGCAAGATCGCAGGAACCTCATCAGGTCGAAGTCCTGCCCAGCCACCTGAATGCAGGCGGGGGGCATCGGCAAATGCGGTGACTGGAACCGCGCGCATCGGTGCGCCCGCACCCACTATCCCGCCCGTGTGCCAGATGCTCGCATTCACCATCGGGTTTGCGGCAGCCGCTGCCCCACCGCCAAAGATCCCACCGCCGAAGACGCCGGAAAGCGCTGAGGCCAAGGGGCCCAAAACCGCGTTCTTGAAGGCAAGTGTAGCAAGGTCCGCCAAGATCGAGGAGACCAGCGATTTGAAGTCGAACTTGCCGGTGGTGACAAACTGGCGGAAGGCGCTTTCCGCCGAGGAGAAGGCGGAGGTCAGCGTCTCGCCAAGCCCTTTGCCCCAATCCATCGCGCCTTTGGCATAGTCAGCCAGGGATTTCGTGACCTGGGCCCAGCCGGTTGCAGCCTCTTCGGCAGCCTTTTTGGCGGCGCCGCCTGCTCCACCTGCGGCTTGGCCAGCATCTTCAAACCCGTCTGAGAGCGCACCAGCCGCCGCGGCCGCGCCGGCCAAAGCGTCTTCGCCCTCGGTCCCGGCGCCGGTGATCGCCGCCTTGAGGGCTTCCCAAGCTGTCATCGGGCGGGAGGCTGCCTCAGAGAGCATACCCGCGGCCTCGGCATATCCCGCCGCGCGGCCACGTGCAGCGTCAGCCATGCCCCCGAAGAGATCCGGCGTCTCAATGTAAGTCTCGCCCATGGCCGCACGGAACGCATCAGCCGCCGCCGTACCTGCAGCCGAGGCTGCGCCCTCGAAGGGATTGGTAATCCCGCCAAGATCCACCGCCTCTAGCGTGCCGATCTTCAGACCACCCTCACCGGTAGCCCAGTCAGGCAAGAGGGCCAGCGCTGCGTTAAGCCCCTCAATGAAGCTGTTGATGCGCGTGACCACCGCATTCAGCATGGACTCGACGCCACCGATCAGCCCATTCGCGGCCCTGTAGGCAAAATCCCCGATCGCCTGCGGCAGCGCGCCCCAGATCGCCTTCACTGCGTCAAACGCCCCCTGGAACGTCCCAACCGCAGAATTGCCCCAGCCTACCACAGCCGACAGCGCCGATTGCAGCCCACCGTAAATCCCTGCCTGTGCGCCGGCCCAGCCTGCCTCGACGCGAGACCAGGCGGCCGTGGCTGCGAGCGCAAGGCGGTCCCAGGCCTCTGCCGCCACATCGCGCAAGAGGCCAAAGGC